ATCATATCCTGTTCAGTTTGTACAGCAATGACTTCATGTATTTTAGTTTTTTTCATGGTGTTCTCCTTTTCTACAATAACCCTTTCACAGTTATAAAACATTGTCAACCCCTTAGACAAAAAAAAAAGAGCAGTCTAATTAAAGACTACCCTTTTCTATATAGGCAAGAAATCGGTCTGCAAATAGTTCATTTCTTATTAAGTGTATTTACCTAGAATTACCTAACACACCTATAATATTATTCTGTACAGGTAACTTATCGGAAAGTAGCTACCTTTCAAGGATATTATTTAATTGACAATCCTTATCTTTCATCAACCCTGTACAAGTTATAATGAAGAAACAGGTATATCCCTGTCTAAATCTGCTGACAAAGGTGTTTCTCCGTACTCTCCTTCTTCTAGTCGGTAGTGATAGACACCACCTAGCCATTTTCCAATGACATTTTTTTTACCATAGTTTTTCTTTCGCAAAGTTCTTATACCTGCTGACGTTCCTGTTTCAAGATAGCCAATTCTTTTTGACACTTCTTGTACAGAGTGCCAATAGCCGTCTGACAATACGTCAAGTATTCTCTCTGACATGCCTCTGCGTTTGTGGTAATTCTTTTTCTCTTCCTGTACATCTTCAGTCATCATCATTTCCTTTCCAAGCATTTGGATTATCTGCCCTAACTAACTCTTTGTACCAAGCCTTTATAATACTTCCTTTGTCTTCTCCATAGTCTACTTTATGCTGTTGATGTTTTAGATTAGACTCTTCCACTACATCATCATAAGCCTTATCTAATTTGGTAATATCAGAATAAGTAATGTGTTCTACTCCACTATCATTAATCTCTGATACAAGACTTTTTACTTGATTGACAAGTGTTAGTTGTGCATCTGTTATTATAGGGATTTCTTTCTCTTTCTTTTTCGCCATGTCTTCCTCCTCCTTTAATTTTAGTTCTTTGTTAATCCACTCTGAAAAAGTGTTCATACTTTATGCTCCTGTTATTTATAGTTGTCAAGTTATTTATGTAGCTTCACCCCACACTTCGTACTTAGCAATGTCTTCATCTGTTAACATATCTTGCTCAATACAAAGCCTACTAATACTTCTGATAGCTATTCGTGGGTGCAATCTCTTTTCCTGTTCCGTCATTTTTTCAAGAGTAATTATACATTCATCATGTATCATAGGAGTTAAGTTTATATATTTTTCCATATCATCTACAGTGCTACAAACTTTTAAACAGTAGCCAATAATGGCATAATAAAATATTTCCATTATTTTAAATCCACAAGATTATAAATGTTTCCTGTATTGCCAACAAATCTTTTTATGAGTTGGTTGCCACAGCTTATCTCTACAATGGTATTAAGATTTATGTTCCTGTATCCCTGACTTTTCATATCATATACTGTTAAGTACCTATCTTTATTGTTAACATTTATGCCATCTTTTAAATGTTTCTTGACTCCAAGTTTACAATTCATTTCCCTAACTTCGCCATTCTTTTTGACAAACTTAGCTTTAAATATTTTTTGGCCTACCATGTTTTTAATTACAGGGGATACCAGTGCTTCAGTGTATAGTTTCATCGTCATCTTCCTCCCATTCAAGTTCACTAGCCATTGTCATGTACAGACCGACTAATGTATTTAACATTATTCCTATCATATCTAATTTAGGTAAACCTAATAGCATATACTTACTATATACTTCAAGTAATTCTTTAATAAAACTTTCAGTTGCTTTTATATTAGTGTTTTCCATATATGTTCCCTTTAAGTTTAACTAAAGGTAATACTTATAATTTTTTCTGTCAAGTACTTTTTTTTTGTTGACATAGTTTTTATAAAAAGTTAGTAGTGGTAGAGAGAAGGAGAAATATTATGGTTGGAGAAACTGATGTTGCTACATTTGTTAAGGCACTATCTATACCCACTGATGAAACTTACAGAGGCGATTGTCCTGTTTGTCATCGTAAAAATACTTTCAATGTTACTAATACTACTGGCAGGCTGTTGTATAATTGTTACCATGCTGACTGTACAGTTGGTGGCACTACAAAAACAGGCGATCTTATACAAGCATCGTCTAGTACAAAAAATCAAAAACCTCAACGAGTAGACCTTTCTGTATATAACAAGCAGTGGGTGGGGCTAGATCGTAGCCAAAGGGTTGTTGACTATTTAAAATCTGTACAATCCTACCATGCTTACCAAAATAAATTTGCTAATATAAGATATGATGTTAAGGAAGACCGTTGTGTGTTTCTTGTATACAAAGATAAAAGTTTAGTTGATGCTGTGGGTAGATCGCTGACAAATTCTAAACCAAAGTGGAAGAGGTATGCATCTTCTCGTGTTCCTTTTGTTACGGCCAATGACAGTAGCTATCTTGTAATCGTTGAGGACTGTGCTTCTGCTTGTGCGTTGACATTAGCTAATGTACATGGTATGGCTTTAATGGGGACAAATTTATTGACAGATTATTTAAAATACATTAAGCATTATAAACTTGTTACCGTTGCATTAGACAAGGATGCCTCAAAGAAGGCAATGAAAATGGTACATGAATTGTCTATCCATGTGCGGACAAAGTTAGTGTTATTAGACAGAGACATAAAGAGGTGGAGTACAGAACAAATAAGGGAGAAGTTCAATGTCACTTGAGAAACAAATACTATCAGCGTGTTTATCCAATGAGTTTTATAAAGATACAGCAGAGGTTGTGTCTACAGAGATGTTTGCCAATGGTGTAGGGACAATTTTTGACACCATCAGTTTTGCACAACAGAAGTACGAGAGTGATTTAGATGTAAACACTTTGATACAGCTACACAGAAATAAATATCCTGCACTGCCAGAATCATCAAGAGAGCCTATAGAGGAGGTTATAAAAGACCTCAGTAAGTTTATGCCAAGCAACAAGATTATACTAAAAGATTTAATCATTGACTTTTGGAAGAAAGACAAGGCACACAAGATTAGTGACTTATCCGCTGACATTTGGTTAGGCAACAGTGACGACTTTACTGTACTGAGAACTTTAGTTGACACGGCTATAGAGAAAGCACCAGAAGATGAAGGGAACTTCCAAGAAGTGAAAGATGACATAAAAGATTACATAGATGGTTGGGATCAAGGTTTTGAATTTAAGTTTGAGTTGCAATCATTGGCTGACAAAATCAGTGGTGCGGGTAGAGGAAACTTAGGGATTATATTTGCTAGACCAGAGACAGGGAAGACAACCTTCTGTACATACATGGTTGCAGAATATATCCGACAAGGATTTAAAGTAGCCTATTTTGCTAACGAAGAACCCGGAAGATTGGTTAAAGGCAGAGTGTTCTCCGCATATCTTAAACGATCTATTGATGAGATGAAGAAGAACTTAGATAATTCTATGACTGTGTACAAGAATGAGATAGAACCAAACCTAAAGTTATTGGAAGGTAGAGGTATTACTTTATCAGAAATAGAAAAATTTATTGACATACATAAACCTGATGTGGTAATGGTGGATCAGTTAGACAAAGTAGTCATCAACGGTAACTTTGCTAGGACAGATGAAAAGTTACGGGCATTGTATGAGGGAGCAAGAACGATAGCTAAAAAACAACAGGTATTATTTTGGTCAGTGTCTCAAGCATCCTACGATGCACAGGGTAGACAAGAGGTAGACTTTAGTATGTTGGAAAATAGTAGGACAGGTAAGGCTGCAGAAGCTGACATCATTGTAGGTATAGGAAAGAATTACGGTGAGGAGGAAGATTACATTCGTCATCTTTGTGTATCTAAGAATAAACTTAACGGGTGGCATGGGACAGTAACATGTTCTATTGATATACATAGGGCGAGATACGAGTTATGATATTAAAAGCTGACGGATTTGATGATGCGATATTGGGCTTAGGCCGAAGATGTTCACAACCTGATCTGTTAGTTTATGATGTTGACAAATGTGTGGCCATACTTATGAAAGATGGAATGACAGACGAAGAAGCTATGGAATATTTTGAGTACAACGTGGTAGGATCATGGATGGGTGAAGGAACACCTATCTTTCTGTACAGAGGAGTGGAGGATATAGAACTATGAAAAAAAGAATACACGTAAATCAACACGTTATAAGAAGCAACAAAAAGAACAACGAGAATAACCCTGTAATAACTGTTAAAACTTACCAAGACAATACCTATGGTCACGAAGTAAGCATATTAGGAAACAGCAAGGTTGTGTACAGGCCAGATAAACCCCTGTCTTGTGGGGCAAAAGTATGGATAGAAACGGATGCGGAAGTGGTGGTGAAATGACGAAGAAGAACTATAAAGTACAGGGTACAAATAATAAGACAGGTAAAGTTCACTATTTAAGAATTTATGAAACTGGAAAAATGAGGATAGATATGATTTGGAAAAATCTACAAGATGCAAAATATGCTTTAGATGTTGCTATGTATCAGAAATGGGATGAGGGGACAGGCATTTGGGGTCAGAAAGATGAGGATTTTACATGGTCAATAGTGAAGGTGGAAGATGCAAGTAACTGTTCTTGACATAGAAACAACATATAAAAAAGATGAGGCAGGCAAGTTAGACCTTGATCCTTATACAGGAAACATGTTAGTGTCTGTGGGGTACAGTGCTGTAGGTTCTGATATAATAGCTCCTTTTACAGAGAAAAAGATTTATCGCCCTGACAGTGAGGGCTACCTCTGTTTTACCCACACAGAAAAAGAACCGACAGAGGATGGCTTTGCTGTACTGCAGAAAGTTCTGGATAATACGGAAGTTTTAGTGGGTCATAACATTAAGTTTGACTTGAAGTGGCTCCTTGCTTGTAACTTTACCTATACAGGAAAGCTATACGACACGATGATAGCTGAGTATGTTATACACGGTGGAGATAAAGTTGCTCTGTCTTTGTCTGAGTCCGCTAAGAGATATGATTTAGATGAGAAACGTACCGATTTAACTGCACAGTACATGAAAGATGGGGTATCTTTTGACTATATACCTTGGGATATTGTAGAAGAGTATGGCAGGGCTGATGTAGAAGTAACAAAACAATTGTATCTTGCACAGCAAGAGGCAGTAAAAGATGGTCTTGCACCTACGGTAATTTTAATGAATGAGATGTGTCAGGTTCTTACCGAAATGGAAAACACAGGTATGAAAGTTGATGTGGATTCTCTCACTAAAATTAGAGAAGAATATAAGAATGAATACAATGAGTTACATGAATTTCTTGATGGAGAAGTTAAACGTACTATGGGGGATACTCCTATAAATTTAGACAGCCCAGAGGACAGGTCTAAAGTTTTATACAGCAGAGCAGTGACTGATAAAAAATTCTGGGCGAGTACATTCAATTTAGGATATGAACAGTATGGTAGTACAAAGAGAAAGAAAAGAGTTCGCAAGTTAGGTAAAGATGATTTTGTTAGGAAGGTAAGAACTTATACAAAAATAGTTCCCCATACAGAGTCCCACCAATGTGGTTCCTGTAAAGGAAGGGGATACTTTAACCCACTAAAGAAAGATGGCACAACAGGTAAGGCTAAAAGAATTTGTAAAACTTGTAATTCTGATGGCATAGTATTTAAATCTACAGGAGAAGTTGGTGGCTTTAAACTTGTGCCGAGAGATGCTTATGATGTCAGTACACACGGCTTTAAAACAGACAGACCAACATTAGAGAACTTATCTATGTCTGCCAATGACGAGCAAAAGAAATTTATCAGTGCCTATATAAAATACAATGCTATAGGTACATACTTAAGAACATTTGTTGATGGTATAGAGAAGGGATTAGATAGTAAAGGTTTTATACATCCTCACTATATGCAATGCGTTACGGCTACAGGAAGACTATCTTCTCGTAATCCAAACTTTCAGAACATGCCAAGAGGTACAACTTTCCCTGTGAGGGCTTGTGTTGTATCACGATGGGAGGGAGGAAAGATATTGGAGGGAGACTACAGTCAATTAGAATTTAGAGTTGCAGGCTTTCTTGCACAGGATAAACAGGTGTATGCTGATGTGAGGAAAGGTTTTGATGTGCATAGCTTTTCTGCAGAAGCATTGGGTGTATCTAGACAGGAAGCAAAAGCACATACATTTAAACCACTATACGGAGGTACATATGGAACAGAAAAAGAAGTTGCGTACTACGACCTTTTCAAGGCCAGATATTCAGATGTTGCTAAATGGCACGTCTCTTTACAAAACGAAGCGATTAAGACGAAAAAGATCACCCTTCCTTCTGGTAGGATTTATCATTTTCCTCATGTTCGTAGGAACTTTCATGGCGGTTCTACACACGCTACCGCCATAAAAAACTATCCTGTACAAGGATTTGCTACCGCAGATCTGCTCCCGCTTGCTCTTATAAATTTAAGACAAATTTTGTTTGACAGCGACATGCAGTCTGTGGTATGTAACACAGTACATGATTCAATTGTCCTTGATGTTTTTCCAAGCGAGGAGAAAAAGGCAATTGAAATTTTAACGGAGTCCATGTTGAGTATCAAGGATGAAGCTATGAAACGATACAATATTGACTATGACATGCCGGTGGGTATTGAATTAAAAGTAGGTAAAGACTGGCTTGACATGGATGAAGTTTTAACACTATAAACCGAAGGAGAAATTATGATGTCAAATGATGTTGTAACGAATACACCAAGTGTAGTGCCGTCACTAAAGAACATGTCAGTGGCAGAAATTGCGGCATTGACTGGGCAAGAAGTAAGTAGTAATGAAAGTCAGAGCCTTCCTCGCTTTGCCATTAATCATGGTGAAGAAGACAATGAAGGTAGGAGCATTCCTCGTGGGGAGTTCTCTTTAAAATTACCTGACGGTGTTACTGCCTATGCAAAGGAAGCTCATCTACGAATATTTTTTAGGTTGTTTACCTACAGTAGGTGGGATGCAGAGCAGGGAACTTTTGGTAGCCAAACTATACAGGCACCAAATTTAAGTGCTGACTTTTATGATACAGAAGGTGGTATCCGGTGTGGAAGGCTGACCAAAGATCAAGCCGATGGTTTAGCTAAAGACAGTCCAGAAATGATGTTACACAAAAGTGTGAAGTGTAATCAGATTCTGTACAACACAGTGCAGTTGGTTAATCCTGTAGATGCAGACGGTAACAAAGTAGATATGCCTGATGAAGTACCTTCCGTTTGGTATGTTAGAGGCTCTGGTTTTATGCCTGTCAGTGACCATATAAAAATGATTGACAGACAGAAAAAGATTATGTGTACGTCTGTTAACAAAGTAACTACCTCAAGAAAGAAGATGGGTGGTAATTCTTACTATGTCCCAGTTATGTCTACACTTAAATACGTGGACATAAAAGATAGTGATCAAGAATTAATCGCTAAGTTTTTTGAGACCAAAGAAGCCATCAATAATAAAGTGATGGGCCAGTGGAGAGAACAAAAAGAGAAGAAAGCTAAATTAGGAGACTTGTCCGATTTTGGTGAAGTTCTTAATGCTACAGGATAGATAGTTTGTCTAATCCTATCTTAATGAAAGTACAGGGATTACTAGATCGTGCCATGAAAGAAGGTATTGATCTAGACCCTGAACTTTTAGAAAACTTTAAAAACGATTGTGGTGATGCCTTAGTCAAACAAC